GCAAAGCCCCCACGATGATGGCGCGTCGTGGGGGCTTCGGTATCCGGAGTCAGGTGACCATGCCTCCGTAGTATATCACAGTTTGACGATGCGCTTGATGTAGGTCGCAAGGTCAACGAGGTAGTCTTGCACTTGCTGAATATCGCTTGACCCCTTGATAAAGCCAAGTCGTATCAAGTAGTTGACGTCCCAAATCTTTGCCCAGACGATGTCTTCTACTTGCGACTTGGTCAGAACTTGGGATTGCAGGGCGTTGACTTGGTTTTGCAAGGCGGCGACTTGGGCGGTCAGCGCATTGACGTCGCTGTCGGCTTGGTTGGCGACGCCGATGGCTTGGTTGGCTGCGCCGATGGCACGGTCTGCCGTCGCTTGGGCGGTGTTGATTCCCTGCTTGAGCCCAGCGACCTGCGCTTCGTCGACGTTGACGACCGTGCTGGACGGCGTGTCGCTTGGGTCAATGTAGCCGTCAATGAGTAAGCGCCACTGGGCACCACGTTGGTCGCAGAAGCCAAACCATAATTGCTTATTGACAATCTCAAGGTATCCGTTGATATTCGGTTGAAAGAAGAGCAACGTCGAAGGAGCGCCGGGTGCGGTGCGATAAACGTGACTTCCCCAGTCACCGCCGGCGACGGTGCGACCGACCCACGTCTGATAAATGGCGCCGGTCTTATCGATGTAGAAGTTGGCACCGCCGGCGCTGTAGCTCGGTGCGCTAATTGGGAGGCGGATCGGTAGGCTCATTTTAGAATCCTTCCAGCGGCGATGTCACCGCATAATAATCAATGCGCTTCTGTGCAATGGCGACGTATTCCGGCGTGATATCGATGCCGACAAAGTCGAACCTCTCTAATATGCTAGCACACCCCGTCGAACCGGAGCCCATGAACGGGTCAAGGACTTTGCCACCCGGTGGTGTGACGAGGCGGACGAGGTAGCGCATGAGTGACAACGGCTTGACGGTGGGATGATGGTTGGCACGGAGCGGGTGATTCGTTGGCCTGTCTTCACGATATTCTGCGCCGGTCATCGCCCCTGCCACTTGCCACTCCTCATAGTACAACCCCGCCTCCCGCTCAGACTTCGACGCTTTGGCGGTGTAGAAAAATCGGGAAGCGCCGCCGGAGTCGGAGTGGCCGCGTTCCGTACTTTTGCCTATCCAAGACGAATCTTGAAATATTTGCACGTTACCCCTATCACTACGCACGCTCTTACTATGCCCACTTTGCGCATCCAACGCTGTAGCGGCATCTTCGTCGAGGATGACGTTGGCGGGCCAGCGTCCGGCGATTGGTCGTGACTCGCCGCCTTTCAATCCGTATAAATGTGCGGTGTCGTTGTTGCGTCCGTTGTCACCCCATCCAACAACATCCGTTCCAATCCTCGTTCCATCGATGTTGAGCGCACCGACACCCCACGTCGTGACGTTGTCCGCCACCGTGCCACAAAGTGGTTTCCGTGCGAGAACTGCGGGCTCGTGGGCTGGCTTAAGTGCAGTGCTCCAGCCCTGCCATTGCTTTGCAAGGTCGGTGCTGGGAGCGGTTTTTCTTTCGGGGCGCATTGGTGTCTTCCCTTGACCTCCTGCCCATGTGTATTCGTTTAGGCGCCATGATGGATTTGGGCCAGCGTCATCTCCTATAGCCCCCGCCTGTTTATCCATTGCCTTGCTTACGTCCAGCGATTTCGGGAACCCGCTCCCATATATCCACTGTATCTGGTCACGTATCTCAAAGCCCGCATCTTCGATGGCCACCGCCAAACGGTGGTATGTCCGTGACCCACCAAATGCAATAAGGTGACCGCCGGGCTTCAGCACACGGAGGCATTGCTGCCACACCGTCACGTCGTAGGCGATACCGGAGTTATCCCATGCTTTGCCCATAAAGCCCAGTTCATACGGCGGGTCACAGACGATGGCGTCGATTGAATTATCGTCTAGCGTGGCTAGGACGGTGCGACAATCGCCGAGATGCAAAGTATGCGTCATCGTTCCACCTTGGGCAACGTGATGCCACGCTGTCCCTGATATTTGCCGCCTTTATCTGCATAGTTTTTAGCAGCGGGCCGACCACGAAAAAACAAGACCTGGGCGATGCCTTCATTGGCATAGACACGGATTGGCAACGGTGCGGTGTTGCTTAGCTCAATGGTGACGTGACCCTCCCAGCCCGGCTCGAGTGGCGTCGTGTTGACGATGAGCCCACACCGTGCGTACGTTGACTTGCCGACGACGACGCATAGCACGTCCTTGGGGATGCGGAAGTACTCTAAGCTACGACACAGCACGAACTCGTTGGGCGGTATCTTAAAATGTGGTGCCACGGTGGTCGTCATGAGTTCATGTAGGTTGCCCCGCTTGGGGTCAATCACCCGGGCTGAGTCGTGGTTAAAGTATTGCCACTCGTCGGCGCATCGCATGTCGTAGCCATACGACGTCACACCATACGATATCACGCCGATGCGGACTTGGTTAAGCTCCGCACCCTCAATCATGCCCGCGTCAATCAACGCCTTAATCTCGGTATCACTCTGTATCATTCAGTCCCTCCAATGATGGGCAAAGTCCAACGATGTTTGACCATGCGGACTCGGCGATGGTACGATGCTCGGCTTGAGTGTCCCGCTTTGTGCGGACATTGCAGTAATGAATCCAGCTGCGCAGTGTCCCTGCCATGTAGAGCCGTGACACGGTGAGTCCTTCGGGCAACAGCGCACGGGCTTGCTCTTTGGCGATGCCCATGGCCAAGGCGGCATGGTACGCCGTCTGAGCGTTGGTCATCGCTTCGGTCTGCATAGTTATCCACCGATCACTCAGGTCATCATCGTCCGTCACGATAGAGTTCTGTCGATTGGCCCTGTCTTGGAGCCGTGCTTCACGATGATAGAAACCAAGCGCCTCCGTTGGGTCAGCATAACGCTGGCTAAACTCTTGAAACGAAAAGGATCGGTGGCGAAGTATTTGCCGCGCGATGTCACGGGTGGTCACGATTTCCATTGTGATACTGACCATCTCGAAGGGTGACCAATGCCCGTGCGTCATCAAGTAGCGCATGAGCTTCGGAGCGGTGGCGTGGTTGGCTTGGTTGGCGGGGCTTGACACACGAGCGCAGTAGACAATGAATTCTTCGACGCTTAAGTCTTGTTCGGACTGCGTCACCGCGATGATGGTGGCGTGGTGCATTAGCGAAGTACCGCCTTTCCATTGTTATCAATTCGTAGCCACTTTGTCCAGCATCGTTTGGACGATGCCCAATGACGCCAGCCGGCGCCGTCGTCCCAAAGATAGACGAAGGTGTCGTACTGATTCTGCGGAGTGTCCAGCTCGGCGTGGTCGTAGCCATTGAGCCACGTATAGGTGGCGTCGTTAAATTGCCACGCCCCACCGTCGCCGGTATCGTGGTTCCGTGCGGTCATCGAGTAGGTGCCAAGGGTCACAGTGTCGCCTGACTCGCACGACGCCACGGCGACGGCTTCCGGCGTGACCATCAGTGGTGCGACGTGACAAGAGCCAAGTGCGCAGGCGAGGTAAAGCATAAGTTCAATCATTACTCCCACTCCTGCAATTTGATGATAATCGAGAAAACGATGAGGACAATAATTGCCGCAATGTCATAGGCAATGACGAGCTGGATAAGCGGTGGTAATGAGTTAAGTAATTTAATCATTGTCTTTCCTCCGTCAGTACGTCGAGGGCTTCATCAAAGCTGCGTATCACGGCGATGCGACCGCCGACCCAGCTTCGGAAGAACTGTTCCTGCGTCGCGCGGATATAGCCCTTCGTCGTTTTGATTTCGAGTAGGTAGGTGCGACCACGCCAGCCAACGAGGATGTCGGGCACCCCTTTGCCGACCGCTGCCAAGTCGATGACCACGGCACCGATGGCTCGAAGCTTGTCGACGATTTCGATATGGTTGGCGTCGTAACTAGTTTGTCTGCGTGCTGCCATCGTCATCTCCTTGTATCTTCGCCCATGCTAATTGTACTTCGAGCGAACGCAGGTCGTCTTTGCGAATGCGGTGTGTCCACCACGCCTCAACGAGGGCAGCGAAGTCGCCGCCTTGTTCGATTGTTTTGACGACGCGAACACTAAACTTTTGCATCGCATCCATGCGTTGAAACGGGGTGAGCAGTGTGCTCAGCTCCGCCGCCACTTCGAGCATCTTGGTGAAGCGTGGCTCGAGCTCGGGTGTCACGAGCTTCCCCCACGTGTGGGCCAAGCGGTCGACTTCGAGGTGCATCGCCGCAACTAAGGATCGGCTGGGCTTGGCTCTGCAGGCGTCGCATAGCTGCGGGTACGGCGCCTTCGCATTGATGCGGTCACGGCACACTAAGCATTGCATCATCGTAGGAACCGTTAAGAACTTCATCGAACCTCCTTTTTTACTAAGTGGGGCA